CGCCGGCACGACATCCGGTTGCTCGTGCGCGACCATTGCGGCAATACGGCCGAATGGAGCGGAACCTTTGTCCGATAGTCCGTTAGCAAATTCCGTCCGTTGCCCGGCTTCCTCCTGCGAAGCGTTCTCTGTCTCGTGAAGCACCTTTCCGCCCGTGAAACGCCGCGCCGCCCGTTAGGCTGGTTTCTCCCGCGGAGGCCGTGCTACTATGGGGCTTCTCTGTCAGTGGCGGTTTTCTGTCTATGGGGGCCTCTCTACCTCTCAGCCTATGGCGGCCTCTCTCCGGCCATTGGCGGCTTTCGCCCGTGGGTACCACGCGGTCCGTGAAGCATCTTTCCGCTCGTGAAGCACCGCGCCGCCTATTGTCCGGGTTTCGCCCGTGGAGTCTTTCTCCGTTCGTGGGAAGCCTTTCTTTGTTCGTGGCGGTCTTTCTGTCCGATGCGGAGCGGCTGTCATCCGGACGGCCTCACACACACACTCTCTCCAGTCCCGCCTCGGTCTTGCTCTTGCCTAACCTCGGCCATGTATAATCGCAAAATTCATTTGTGCCGATTGTAAAATTCAAATGTGCATTTTTTCGTGATTTTTAATCGCAAAACGAAAAGCGCTTAACTCGTGTTCAAACGGTATTTAATTACCGTTCGACAAGCACGAAATTAAACGCTTTTTCTTGTAAAAAACATCTCGTAATCCTTTGTAGTTTAGTATCTTTTTCGTATTATCCTACAAAGGAATTAAACGATCGGAATGTTTACGCGGCAACTTTGTCGAGTAACGTTATGATGTTTTCTTTTATCTTCCGTTTGTCTCGGTTCCACTCGACCGGATCAATTCCTTTCTCGTATTGCGGATAAGGCTTTTCCGGCTTTATAAACCGAAAGTGTTTGCAAAGCGGGTAAATGTAGCGATACGTTTTCACCTGCAACACCTCCAAATCGCCGAGCAAATATGCGATGTTCGAGCGCAAATATGTGGACGGCGCCGTTGAATCTGTCAAGTTTTGTTCATGTATGATTTCCTCGGTTCGTTTGTTTCGCAGGAATTTCGTGTAATGGAATCCATAGTACCGGAAATTCGCCGCCTTGTAAATCGTTCCGCAACCGAGACGACCGTCGGCGAAGCTCTGAACGGCGACGATGTTCGGATCTGCCTTGCGCAGCAGCTTGATCGATGCAGCGATCAATATACTTTCGGCATTCTTTCCCAGAGTGTCGTCGATCCACATACGATTGAGTTCACACATCCATGCTTTCGGACTTGGATGTGAGAATATTTTGGCACGCGAATTTTTCATGTAGCCGTATGCGGCGACGCCGAGGCATTTGTCGGGTTCTTCCGCCCGGAACACTCCGAAATTGTACTTTCCGAAGCCTCCCTCGTTCCACTTGTGCGAGTAATGGTTTTCCACGATCATACGCTTTGCCTCCTCTTTGGGTACGCTCTTGATAATCAATTTCCCGAGCGTGGAGGTCTCTTTCACGATCGCCAGCCCGTCGATCGGCTGGGCTTCTGCTTGTTTCTTACATGTCATTCAGCATAAAGCAATGTTTTTAGGGGTTTATAAAATGGTGTTCAAAATGTTTTCGTATCTTTGTGGTCTCTTACCTCTGCAACATAAAATTATGTTTGCGTAACATATAGGCAAAATAAAACGCCACAACGCGACCAAAGGTCTATGCCCTCGGTTGTGCGTTGTGGCGCATTTTATGTTAGTACAGAGGTAAGAGGCTTACTAACAGCCGGGGGCTTTTTTCTTTTCGCCCCCAAAAATTTAGTGTTTTCGGTTCTAACGGTTCAGCAGCTCGTCCACGTCCTGCTTGCATTTGTTCCGGTACGCTTCAAACTCCCGGAGCTCCTGCCCGTGCTCCTCGGTGTCGGCACCGTTAGCGAGCAGCGCGATCTGCGCGTCAATAGAGTATCGCTTCCCGATCAGTCCGGCGATAAACTTGCTCCGGCGATTTTCGTCGGTGACGTCTTTCGCCTCGATGATCGTCGAGCCGTCCTCCATGTCTCCCGTGTAGGAATAGCCCTCGATCGGATTCTCGTGCTCCGGCATGTCAAAGGTTGCTGCCTGTTCGTTAAGATAGAGCAGATAATGCCCGTTGTCATACTTGACAAATGCGTGCCTTTCGGCGTGGTTTGCTGTTTTCATTCGTTTTTTTGGTTTTTACTCGGGGTCGATGATCTTGTAGAAGCACCGACCGCCCTCGATCTCTTGTTTTATAATCCGGCAATACGGCGGGTCTTGCGGGTCTATCTCCACCCCGTCGAGTTGCTTTACGAGTGCCTGCGACCCAGTGAAACATATATGCTGCACCCACTCGGAGCGTGTCGTCCCGTCGGGTTGCGGCACCTGCTCCTCGATCTTGAATTGCAGGGTTAAACACGTGTCGCGGTACCGCGATTCGCCAATTTGGTAGCCCGTGAGCTGCAACACCCGATTGAGGATGTTGTCAATTTTGAGCTTGGCACCCTCAAAATTGCCTTTCTGTTTCTGTACATCACTAAATTTTTTCATACCGATAGTATTTAATAAATGGATTGAATCGCAATGCTGCATAAAGCCGAGGTTCGACGCCAGTTTGAGACGTATTTCCTCGTCCGGCAAACCGCGCTTTCTGAATGCCGCCACTTTCCGGCAAAGGTTCTTTTTGTTCCGCTTGCGGGCGAGACAATGGGTGTGATACGTGACGTAACCCACGAAATCGACGCCCCGGCTCTCGACAGGGAATATCTGGTAATTCCGCTTGATGTCGAGCGCCCGTTCGTGGTTCAAATAGTGGTTAATAAACACCAAATGCCCGGAGAGCGTCGCTTTGTCCGCCGCCAGCAGCACAATGTCGTCGGCATAGCGGTAGTAATAACGGACTTTGAGCCGCTCTTTGATGATGTGGTCAAGTTCGGAAAGATAGAGGTTCGCAAAAAACTGGCTCAGATAATTGCCGATCGGCACCCCGTCCGCCGAGCAAATAATTTCGTCCAGCAGCCCGAGCAATTCCGGGTCTTTGATCTTTACCCGGACAACTTGTTTGAGGATGTCGTGGTCTATGGACGGGTAGAATTTGCGGACGTCGAGTTTCAGACAATAGGCAGTACCCTCGGGGTCGGCTTCCATGTCGTGACGTAGCCGGTTAAGGCACGGATGTATGCCCCTGCCTTTCACACAAGCGTACACGTTCCGCGTAAAGTTGCTCACCCATATAGGCTCCACGATCAACATAATCGCCCAATGCACGACCCGATCGCGAAACGGCAGTTTATAAATGATGCGTTCTTTCGGCTCGTACTTGATGAATACGTCGTAATGGGAGGTGTGATAGGTATGCGTGCGGAGTTCGTGTTCAATTTGGCGTAGGTTTGCCTCCAAATCGGAGGCAAACTTTTGAACCTCGGGGCGTTTTCGTTTTCCCTCGCTGGCGTGGTAAAACGCCGCTTCTAAATTTTCATAAGCGCAGATACGCTCGTAAAGGTTGCCAAATCGTTTCATTCATCGGGTCTGTGGTTCTGTGGTTCTGCTTTGCTAACTTGGGAGCGTTCGATCTGTCGCCAGCCTACCGGCACCCGTTCCGCGTTTGTTATCTTCCGCCAAGTGGCGAGGTTCTCTTTGACGCTTTTAATCCTGTTACTACTTGCAAAGTTTAGGGGCGAGGAGACATTCGTATTCGTATTCGTCGCTGCATTGTTCGCATTCGTCACGAACGCGCCTGCATTCGTGCCATTGTTCGACGAACCGCCCACCAAGCGGACACGGAAACCGAGACTATTCGGCGTAGTGTAAAAATAATCGGCAAAATAAGTTGCGGCGGTTGCGCCGACTTCCGTCGGCAGGCAGCATAACAGATGTGTCGAATATTTTTTGATGTAGCCCTCTTTGCGCGGCAATTCTGCCGCGAGCAACATGCCCTCGGTGTTCGTCCAACTGAACCCGGCGTAAAGCGACGGCGCGACATACGCGAGCGTTTTTTCCGCGCCCACGTCGATAACGAGACCCCCGCAAACGCCCCACAGGTGCCCGAACGGGTTTACGAGACCGAAGAACACCGGAACGGGCGCCGTGTAAACCGCTGTGCCGTCGGCTTTCGTCACGCTATACTCGACGATGCCGATACCGTCGCCTTTCTCCAAGCCGACGGCGGTCGGGATGATCGGGTAATACCCGTTGTAATTTCCCCAGTTCGGCATATTCGTTACGCCCGACCCGAGCCCGCCTTGATACAGACCGTTCGCGTCGAGCTCGGCGTTGTATGCCGATTGAGAGTGCCGCGTGCCGAGGATGATGCGCATCGTGTACTCCACGACCGCACGGGCAACGTACCAACAAGCATCCCAGCCCTCGCCGCGCTTGCGGGCGATCGTGCTGAAATTGCCATACGGGTAAGACGTCGCCGCCATGCCGAGCATTGTTTTCTGCGGGGCGTCGTCCGCGAGGTCGGCATACGATGACAACACGCTGCCGTTGCCACCCCGGTAACGTGCATCGGTGGAAATGACCGAGCAGAGCTTCTGTTCCGTGCGGTCGATCACCCCGGCGGAAAGCCACGAAATACCGCCCGCGGGCACGTAAACGGACTTCTTGCCCGGGATCGGCTGGAACGTGATCGTCTCGATCGTGCGGTTTCCCTCTTTCCACGTCGTGTAATAGTGCGCGTTCCAGCACCACATGCACTGCCCCTGCGTACCGTCGAGTTTTGCCGGGCTGCCGTCCTCGTAGCGGTTGGAATCCGCAGGATCGAGCTTGCGGCGCACGCGGTTGTCCGTAACGAGGTAGCGACCGAGCCCCAGTTTTTTAGGCAGCTCTTTGAGGGCGGCGAGGCTGCCGTAATATCCGGCGGCGACCGGTGACGAGTTCGTCTCGTCCCAATACCTGCCCGCGATCGGGTTGCCTGCCGTCTCGACCGCCTCGGCGAGGTTCATGCGCCGCGTCTCGCCGCTCTCGTCCTGCACGGGTACCGCCATATCCGAGAGTTTGCCCGTAGCCCAAGGCAGCTCGTTGATTCTTTTCGCGTTCTGAAACGCCGAAAGCATCGCCCTCACGTTGTTTTCTTCCTGTTCCGTAAATGCCATTGCTGCAAATGTTTTATGTTAAAAGTATGTTGTTTCCCGTCGTCACGAGCAAACCGCCGTCCGCGTCTTTGAGAGCCGAGGGGCGGACAACCTCGATCTCGACCGTCTTGTGCAGGGCGGTGTTTTCCGTCGGGATGACGTGCACCCGGCTCTTGCCGAGCTCGAGAACCTGCACCGCACCGTCCGGATCAACATCGACCGCCTTGCTGTCACCCAAAAAGAGAACATTTTGAACCGCAAAACTCGGCAGGAGTTCGGCTTTGATGTATTGCGTCACCGAATTGCCGAGGGTGATTTTCCGCGGCGGCGTGACGTTCATCACCAGCGGGATAACACGCCCCGCGCTCTCTGCCAAGATGCCGAGCATTGTTTGGCGCACGGCGGCGATGTCCTGCTTGATTTCCGTGTCGGTCTGCGCGAGTTCCGATTTCGCTTGCGTGATCCGGGAGCCCAAAGCGTTCTCCGCTGCCTCTGCCCGTTGCTGTTCCCGATCGACCTTGCCCGATAACTCCGCCTCCGCAGCCTCCGCACGCTCTTTCTCGGTTTTGACCGCAGCGGCGACCGCGCTGTTGTACGCCTTTGTGATCTTGGTCTCGAGAGCCGAGAGCAACGCTGTAAGGCTCTCCGAATCCGTAATGCCCTGCAAAAAGCTCTCAATCTCCCGCCACGTGTTGATCGTGCTGTCGGCGGTGTCGTTCGATTGCAAAAACGTCTTTAACGTACTGGCGACGGCGTACAAATCTTTGTAGTTGGAACCCAACGCCACGAGTGCCGCTTTCGCCTCCTCGAGCGTCGCTCCGCCTTTGAGTATCTCACGGATTTTACCTATATCGTTGTGCGCGTTGGTAAGGCTCGTTTGCAGGGCGGCATCCGTCTTGTGCAGCTCCTCGATCTCCTTGTCCTGCGCGGCGTCTTTCTTGTGGATGTTCTCCACCTCCGTATTTAAGGCGTCGATCTCTCCTTGCAGACGCTCGTCCTCCGCCTCGAGTTCCTCGATATTATCGGCTATGTTATTGAATTGTTTCCGGGAGGATTGCTCGTGCGCATCGTAAGCGGATTTCAACTGCTTGAAATTCGCCTCGAGTTGTTTGCCCTCCGCCGCATCATATTTGCCGTTGAGCTGATCCGCAAGCCCCTCGACCGAGGAAATCGGCACCTTGTCCTCCTCCTTGTGGAAAAAGCTGTCGATCCAATCCGCGAACTGCGCCTCGGTGGGATATTTCCCGCGCTTGAACCACGCTTTTAATTGCGCTATGCTTCTGATTGCCATTCTTGAATCGGTTTATCGGTTATCGTACCCGCATGATGTATGCAAGCACGTAATACGGCGGGCGGTTCTCGTGCGCGGCACCTCCGCCCGTCGCGTTGGTGTTTCCGTACCGGGTCGTTTGGTTGTGGAGGGAGGTAGAGTTCGGAGATGAATTGCGCCCGCCGCCTTTCCAGTCGCCGCTGGCCTCCGCCCACAGGTTTTGCGGGTGGGTGTGCGACGGCATTTCATTGATCGTGAGCGCGTGTTGTTTCTCGCCGCCCGCCTTGCCGTAGCTGCTGTAATCCGTATCGCTCGGGTTATGCCCCACGATGAACCGTCCCCGAAGATCGGGCATTCGGAAATAGCCGCTCGTGGTGGAATAACGCGATCCCGTTGCGCTGTACGCATTATTGAACGTCGTACCGAGTGTCTTGTATAACTCCGGGTAGTCGGTAATTTTGAGCTGCTGACCCTCGCAAAGTTCATAACCCGCCGGAACCGTCTTGCCCGCCCACATTTGGACGATACCCAACGGCGGGGCGGAAAGTTCCCCGAGGGTCGTGCCCTGTTTTTCTATCTCCGTCTCCAGTTCCCGGGGTGTGCGAACGGTGGAAAAGTCGTCCCATTTGTAATTTTCGCTCCCGACGCCCGGTTTGAGCGACCGCACCGTGTATGCTTGCGGAAACTCATAGCCCTGTGCCGTGACGGGGACGATCTCCTGATTCACATACATACCGCCGGAGACCGCGCCGCCCTCCCAGTAAATGATCTCGCCCTCGGGAAAGTCCTTTGTTTTCAGAAAGACATAACCTGCCTTGCGGCGCGCGTTGTTCTGCTCGGGTTCGCAGCCCAGCAAAATAGCTTTGTCCCCGGCAAGGTTACCGAGCACCTGCAAAAGTGCGATGTTGGTCTGCAAAGCGTCCAGCGTCTCGCAATCGACCGGGAAATTCTTATTCGGTTGCAAAAGGAACCGTCCTATCGTCTGTTTCATCCTCAAATGTAGTTTACCGAAAATCTCTTTGACGCCAATTTGTACGTGCCAACGATCGCTCGCAGTCGGGAGACGTCCACCGTATCGTACAACGCGATCGGGACGTTCACCCAAAAATCGAATCCGTTGATCCCACCGAAGCCCCTGCGGTTGATAATAAACGCCCTGCCCGTTTCGCGTGTCGGCAGCAGGAACGTCTGCTCCTCCTCTCGTTTGTGGAGCATTAGTACACCTGCGCTCGCCGCGTCCTCCGTTATCGTGATGCGCCGCTCGATCGGGTCGAATTGGTCGTTAAGAACCGCCCGCAGGTAACATACCTGCCCGTTGTGGGTGAGGCGGTAAACCGTATCGCGGCGAAACAGGACGAAACGGGTATGCAGGTACCCCAGCGGCGACACCATTGCGTAAGCGAGTGTCGCAAGGATCGGTTTTCGCCAGAACGTCGGCAGCAGGAGCAGCGCAAACCGTTTGATATTTACCTCGTACTTACTCATACACGTGCCTGTTTATCGTAATCGCCCCCACCTTGAAATATCCGGCGACGGGGACATGCCGGGCGTTGATCGGGACGAGAGCCGTTTCCCCACTGGCCGAGGTCGTCGCGCCCCGGAACTCGACGATCTTCACCCCCTCGACCTTTTGCAGCTCGTCCACGAGTGCCATGTTCGTATATTCGCCGTTGAACGGGAGGTTTTCGATATACGCCCGCACCGTTTCCCGGCATGCACCCTCGACCTCCTCGGGCAACAGCATCGGATCGTAATAAATATCGACCTCGCAGTTGAACGTGTCGGCGTCGATGTTTACCAAGCTAATACGCACTCCTGCGTCCTTGATCTCGGCGATATATGCCGCAAGCTGCGTTTCGGTCTCCCCGTCCAGCCGTTGGCGTACCCCGCCGTTTTCCCCGGCGACCTTGATCGTCAGAATCGAGGCGTCGTTATTCTCCACTGCGACGGCATGTTTCACCACCTTTGCGGCGGCGATGTCGTCCTCGCTCATGCCCTCCGTGTCGTACCTGTCCGTGTCGGCGATCAAAGCCTTGTTTTTCATAAAGCCCAGCACTTTGTCGCGGTACCACTTGGGGCGGTGCGGCAAAATTTCCTCGATACACGAGTTCACCTCTCGCCTGTGCTCGTCGAAAAGGCTCTCCACGACCCACGCAGCGCAGGCGAAAACATAGAACAATACGCTCTCCACCGACGCCTTGCTGAAATGCGCCGTAAAGCTGTCGCCAGCCTCGAAGCCGTAGGCACGCGCCACGTCCTCGTTGCGCATGAAATCCCCGGCGATGCCGTCTTTTATCTCTGCAATAGTCCTCGCCATTAGCTCACTATAAAATCAATTTCAATCCCCATAAAACCGATGCCCCCGTAGGGCACACACGCCAAGTCCTCGGCCGAAATGTCGGTCGCCGGACGGACGCCCCGTGCCTCGTAATGCCCGAGAACCAGTTTATCGACCACCGGGGCGGTCTCGAGCTCCACGTCCGGGGCGAGTTCTCCCGACACCGGAATATCGTTTTTGATCGACATACCGAGGGCACCTTCCACGCCGCCGCTCGTTTGCAGCGCGACGTCGATAAGGCTCTGCCTGTCGAGGGGTTTTACCTTGTTCATCACTCTATCGTTATGCGGTTGTCGTCGATCGAAACGCGCGAAACCGGAACGCCGCACGCTTGGAGCATCTGTTTCGCATTGTTGCTCCAAAGCGGATCGCCGTTGCCGTTTGCCAGCTTGGTAACCTCCGCGCCCACGAGCGGATGTTCTTTCAACTCGCCCCGGGCTGCCAAAAGCACGCATTCGGCAACCTGCCCGGTATTGTCCCCGAGTGCCAGCGTGCCGTCCTTGACCTGCAAATCGCCCGTGTCCGGGTCTATTAACATTCCGACCATTCGATCAATGTTTTACTTTCTCGTCCTCGTAATCCGATACCGCGACACTCGGATGCCGGCTTGTGACTGCGGGCACGACGATCGGTGCGGGGTTGCTCTGTGCGGTCGGTGATCCGGTGACCGCCACCATGCCCGTAGTCAATTCGTGCGTATGGCTGTTGAACGCCGAAATAAACTCGTTGAGCTTTTGCGTAAGCTGCTCGATCTTCACCATGCCGCCCAAACCGCCGCCGTTGATGACGACCCCCTCGGGGCTAATCTTTACCGTCGTGTCACGGACGGCAATATCGACTTGCCCATCCGCGAGCTTTGCTGTGGTATCTCCGATTTTGAGGTCGATTTTATCGACTTTCTCCGTAAGGACGACCACCGCCACCGACGCCCTGAGAAACGACACAACGACATAGCTGCCGACCGCAGGGAACAGCACGACGCCCTCCCCGCATTCTTGGTTGGCTTGCAAGTTCACGCCGACAAGCGGTGCGCCCTCGTCGAGCGGGGTGCAGTCCACCGTGCGGGCATCTTCATCCACCGCATCGACCGTGCAGACCTTGCAGTACGGTTCCGTACCTGCCGCCGCCATTTTCCGGATTGCCTCCTGTATCGTCATTCTGCCACTCGCGCCCCGAGGGTGATTTCCTGCCGGAAACCGCTCGAGGAGTATTTTATTACATTCTTCTGT